TTGTACTAAAGACTCTTTTTGTTTTACTTGATGAGCTGCTAATTTTTTAACTGCTCTCTCAGAGTTCTTTAACAAAAGACCTGCATCTTCATAGTCTTGTATTGTTTCAGTTATTTCTTCTGGTTCAAAACCTTGCATTTGCATAAAACTTTCTACAACTTTACGTTGCATACCTTTGTCTTCTTTGCTTAAAGACAGCTTTCCGAAATCAATTTCTTTTGCTGCTACTTTAAAGAACTTGTCTGGATCTCCTCCAGATACTCTGTAATTTAAATACTCCTGAATGTCAGGAAACGATTGAAACACAGATCTAAATTGCTCTTCAGCAATCTTTTCTGCCATAGCTTTGGTTAAACCAGCTATACCATCGTAGTCATCTTCAAAATCTCCTTCTATTTCATATCCTAATCTTTCTTTAAGAGTGGATATAATACTAGCTTCTGATTCTTCTCCTTCTCCCTCTTGTTCTAATGTATCTGCAGTTTCTTGCAAATCATTATTAGGAGCTTCTGCTTCTGTGTCATCCTCTTGAATTTCTTCAGATGTTTCTTCTGTAGTCTCTTCAGATGTTTCTTCTGCAGTTGGAGTTTCAGTTTCTACGGCTTCTGGTGTTTCTTCTGTAGTTTCTGTACTTGGGATTTGCTTGTCATCTAAGAGTTCGCTTACGCTTATCTTTGATAAATCTAGGTTGTCTTCTTTACTCATGTCAAAATTAATTAAATTATACTAAATTTCAATATATAATATGCAAACTTTTGTTTGTGTTTATATAGAGCCTTTTTATGTTTGTTTCTTACTTAATGCCTTCTTCTGAAGGTCTAATTTTTTATTTTCCATGCGTTCTTTTGATTGCATTTCTCTTTCTTTTTGCGATAGTTTTTCTCTTTCGATTCTAACTCGCTCAAGATCAACAGCATCATTAATGCCATTATTGTTCATATCTTGGTCAACAGTTTTGGCTGCTATTTCAAGCTCTTTAACCTGTATCTTGTTATCTCTATCAAGTTGGTTTTGATTAGCTTCAAATTCTTGAGCTGCTTGAGAAGCTGCCGCTTGTGCTTCTAATTGTTGTTGTTGCATCTGCTGTGCTTGCTGTTGTTGAGCTGCTTGTATTTTCTTTTCAGCAGCATCTACTTCATTAAGCTTTTCTTTTATTTGTGCAAAATTACTAGAGTCTAGTATCTCAGCAATAGTCCCTGGTTGTGATCCATTTTGAGCAAATGATAATGTAAGTTGTTTTAACTGTTGTATTTTATCATTTTCAATAGAATTGTTTTTAACAAACACGCCATACTCTGCTTCTTGGAAAAGTTCAGCATCTATATCTAAAATAGCCTCTCTATAATCACCGGTAATGTATTGTGTTTTCTTACCATCCTTCCAGGCAACTTTAGATGTATCAAGTAGACCATTAAATTCTCTTTCTACATATTTATCGAAACGTCTAAACAATTCTTCTGTCATTACAGAGCTTTGAAAGACAGCTCTCTCTGTGGCTCCAATACCATCAGATGCTTGCACCTGTCCTTTTCTCTGTCTTGAGATACCAATAAGTTCTTCCCATTCTTGTTTAACAGATTGTAGTAATTGGAACTGAGCGGCTATATATTGCCCTAAACTCATGTCCAATACTTGGAATTGATTAAACGTAACAGCTTCACCACGTTTACCTTCTGCTGTAGAATCTATAAAAGCATATCCCATCGCATCTGCGTAGTACATAAACTTTTCTTCGTCCCAACCATGTCTTTTTGGAATTGTATTCATTTCCATTAACATGATCTTATCTTTATTCTTAGCAATAGAAAGTTCTAATCTATAGTGAAAGATGTTATATAAAATTTGGTAGGGTACCCCCATCGAAACGACGGATATTTGATCTGAATGTCGATTTGAGTAGATGCGACCGTTATAAGGGAGCTTACAAACGGATAAGTTTGACATTTCGTTTCTTTGTACTTGATGAGGACGAATGTTAACGAAGATATCTCCGTCAATTCTATACCCTTCCCAAACTTGATTAACCCAGTAATATTCTATAGACTCTTCTTTCTCAGAATCTAATTTATATTTTTCATCTACTATCATTTGTTGTTCTTGACCTACTTCATCGTAGTAAGTTAGAATTCCTATTCTAGCAAATGATTTCCATGTTACATGTAGTACCTCAGCAAATCGTTCAGTGTCCATAGATCTAGAATCGCGATTAAACGGAGATAATATACCGTTCATCGTTTTACCACTAGGGCTTTCTAATCTATCTATTTCGTCTGGTTTTAAAACATCATAAAAAGAATCAACAATAGCATTAACACTCATCATCTTTCTTCTGATTGCCCAATCTCCGTCTTCAATAAATTGAATGTCAGGTGATTTTTCGTAATCTAAATCTAATGGTGATACTATTTCATATTCTACCTCATTCATACAGATATCTTTATATGAATAGACTTCACCAGAGACTAACCAGTCAAAGAACCCCATTTGTAAATGATCCGGTAGTTCTAGTTTATCTATCATATAATCTAAAGCCTCTTGACCCATAATAGCTCTTGCATCTTTGTAGTTTGTAAGAATTTCTTCTTTCAACTCTTCTAATGGCATTTGCTCTTGAGAAGGCTCACCTGTTTCCATACCCATTTGATTAAGCTCATTGATAAACTTTTGCTCTAGGTATTTTTTAAGTTCTTGTTGTAATAGTTTTTGTTGGTTATCCTTCATGTCAGAATTACGGATAACAACTTGATGAGCAAAAGGTCTTTTAGATTTTTCCCCTAATAATAAATCTACAACAGGTTTAATAATGTTGTAACTTCTTAATTTAGCGGGAAAGCCTTTTACTTTATGTTTTTCAGAGTTATAAGGATTTGTTACGTAGTTGTAATCTGCTTCAACTAAGTTTCCATTATATGCGTCGTAGTAGTTATGCAATTGAGCTTTGTGTTGACTGGAAAAAGAGCTCCTGTCTATAAAAGCTTCAATTGTGTTTTGCCCCCATTCTTTAGTCTTTCGACTACGAGGAATTTTTTGTTTTGGGATTCTACTCATATCTTTACAAAACTACGAAAAAAACTTCCTATTAAAAAAAGAATCTTCACTTTGCTCTATTTCTGCTTCGAACTCTTTATTATAGAGATCTTTCATATGAAACATACCAACTAAAAGTGCTGAAACTCTATCGAAATTTCCTTTATTGTTATATTTAATTAACTCATCTATTAAGGCAATATCATAAATATAATGAAGATTTAATTTTCTTTCTCCATTTTCTTGTTGACCTCTTGGTGTTTTTAGCCAATCTCGCAAATATATTTCTGCTTGATTCTTTCTTTGCTTTGATCCCATGGAAGTTCCATAGGTTCTATTTAGTTTTTTTATTCTTATTCCAGAAGTTTTATCAAATAGTTCTGCCTCTGGTAGCAAATAGTGTAAAAGCTTTTTACGTTTAGCATATGGTATAACTTCACCTCGGTCATTTTCAAAACCTATGCGTGCATTGTAATATTGTGCAAGCAAAAACAGGTTATAGTTATATTCGTCTTGTGACTCTGGTCTACCTACGTAAGATGCTACTATCATATCATCAGGCTTTGACATATTGTTAATTCTTTTCATAACATATGCAGAACCTAAAGAGGCACCGTAACCATCTGACCCATATGGATCATGAACTATAAAATATAAATCGTCGGGTATTGCTTCTTGGTTATAAGCTGGTGACTGATACACAACTACTGCTCCTGTTGAGTCATCTGTTTTATTAAGAGGAAACTTTTCTATAGGTCGCACGCGCGGATCAGGTCTAAACTCTATTCCTTCTGGCGCTTCAACTAAAACTCCGGCTACCGCCATTTGTTTATGTAACCCTGTTCTCATTAGTTGATTCCTCCAATCAACAAGAGTGGCTCCTGGAAACATGTTACCTCTTTGTTGTAAAAAGGCTTCTTTAGGCATCCAAGGATATTCAGTAATATATCTATCTAGTGTTGAAGCATCTTTAGCTTCTTTTTTTA